CCATAATCTGTTTGTGATACTTTACTTTCTAGTTCTTGTCTGATTCTAGATAAGCTAAGTAATGGGTCATATACTACATCAAGCTGTTTATCCTTGTGTAGTGGTCTTGTTTGAAGTTTTGCATGAAACTCATCAAAATCTCTTGATTGTGTGAACTCTGGTACTAATTCATTTCCGCCTTCAAATCTTCCTGCCCACCAGTTTGCTACTCTATCCCACTCAACAGTTGTCAAGTTTCGTGTAGCTAATCGGGAGATAGGTATACGCGCACCTAAGGCACACATTCTTTGTAAAATGGAACGACTGTCCATTTCTATTGTAAAATACAGGGAACTTTTTCCTTGTTCATAAACATTATTTGCAATATTACAACAAGTTATAGACTTACCTGCACCTCTACGACCACCCACTAATATAAGATCTCGAGGTGAGAACTTTAGTGTTTGGTCATAGTCATCATTAAGACCTAAAGGTAAGAACTTTCTAAGGTCTTTTTCTGAATCAAATAAGGGTATTGTTTGCATGTTTTCTTCAGGAGCTTTGAGGTCAACTCTTTCTCCTACATCTAAAACAATTTGTTGGATTGCTTCAACATTTTCTTCTGCTGAAGATATAGCTACAGTTTTATCAATGAACTTATCTAGCTCATCTAGTATTTCTACTTGTGTGTACTCATTTTTTAAGTACTCAAGTAAAACCCAAGCGTCGATATCCACTTCGACGGCTTCAATTGCAAATACTTTTTCTTGTAGTTTCCTATCACGAATGGATAGTTTGAGGTCATCAAAAGAAGGCAGCTGACTGAAATTTTTTATGTGTGTATCTATGACCTTATGTAAGGACTGATACTCCGCACTAAGATAATTAATTCTAAGGTTGCCCCAAGACTCAAAATCTTCTTGCGTTATTATTTGCTTCAACAGAGCTGAAGTTAAGTTCAATTGCTACCCTCCCAGATATAAAAGAGCAGGAGATAATTCCCCTGCTCAGACTTAAAAAGATTTAGCTAGATGCTTTTTCTTTTCTAGCGGCTCCGTCGTAATCGGAACAAGTTAAACCTCTACGGGTTAACATTGTTTTAACACCTCTTACAGTTTTGCCAATTTCGTCAGCGATAGCTTCAACAGTCATGTTGTCGATATCATTAACTTCTGCTAAAGGATCAGCTTTTGATGAACCTTTAGTTTCTTTTTGCTTAGGTATAGCGTTAATATCGCCACTTCTAAGTAAGCTAAGAGCTTTTCCTCTGATAGAGTTAACAGATTTGCCTAGAGCTTCTGCGATTTCTTCAACAAAAGACCCACCATTTACCATAGAAGTAAATGTAGCTTCCTCTTCGGGAGAGTAAGTTCTTACAGATTCTGGCTTCTCAGCTGGTTTTACATGGCCAGTTAATTCCATTGATAGAATTTTGCCCTGTATTGATTTAGCAGAAAATGCTCCACCTTCAAATGAAGATGCGATGTCTGCGTATGTGTACTGACCACTGTTGTCAGATACGAATTGTGATAAAGTAGCTTCTTGGTCTTCAGAGAATGTTCTGTTTGATACTGAAGATGCAAGTTCTACATCATGACCCATTTTTCTTAGCTTAGAAGAGACACTTCTTGTAGAAGTTTCTAATTCTGCGGCTGCGTCTGCAACCATAGCTTGTGAGATAGGTGACTCACTTCCTACGAAGTCCACAAGTTGTTGTGTTCTTTCGTCTGTCCATTTTGGTAATGCCATTTTAGTTTCCTATATTTCTTTTAAGTTTGTTATTATTATAACACCCCTTTCTCGGGCTGCTTGTGTTTTTGCTGACTCAATGCCAGACTCGTTTACTAGGATATTAACATCTTTTGTTAAACTGCTTTTAACAAGATAGCCCTGTGTTTCTAAATACTGTGTTGCTAGTGCTTTTGTCTTGAAGCTTTTTAGTTTACCTGTGATACAAACGACGCCCTTATCAGCACTTTTTTCTTCAATTTTAGTTAGTTGTTGCCATCTAAAAGGAAGTCTATCATATCCATCGGTAAATTCTTCTATTAACCAATCTAGTAAATTATTGGTAGCAGCTGGGCCTAAGCCAGCTTCAGCACAAGTTTCTTCGGTAATATCTCGAATGTTCTTGATAACCGAACAAATCTTGTTTGAAGCTGTTCGACCAATCAACTTAATAGAGAAAGCTGGTAGTAAGTCAACTAAGTCAACTTGTTTACTATTCTCAATCTCTCTACTGAGTTTAACTGCTAGTTTTTCGGATTGCAAAGCTTCAATCATTATTTCTAATGGAAGCTCGTATAAATCGTACAAATCTTTGATTTGTAGTTTTTCTACTGTGCGAGGTCCGAGACCTTTTATTTTGAGAGTAGAAGCAAAATGCTCAATCTTTTTACTCGTCTTGCCTGGGCAATTAGGGTTATTACAATATAGCTGGTCTTTTACCCACTCAAGTTCTGTCATACAAGATGGACAGTGCGTTGGCGGGATTATTTGCTTCATGTGTTCTCTCTTAATTTCTATTTATATATTATAACAAAATTCAGTTTCCATGTCAAGATTTATTTTTTGGAAAGTCCTGAAGAATGAGAGAATCAATTTTGAAACACTCAGTATGACCTCCAAACTTAAACATTGGAATATATTTATCTTGCTTATACATCTCATGTAGGTACAGTTCATGTGCCCACACATTATAAAGTGTGCTACTCCAGACCTTTTGAATACGAATATCATATCCTCTGAAACCCCTGCTACGCTTTATAATATGTCGCCAATCTTTTCCACTAGCTATGCCTACCTTGATACACTCTCGCTCAAATGTTTTTGTGTTCACTAACACTATTCCATAGAGCACACCTTCTCTGTCCCTTTCTTCAGGGTTATTTTCAAAGTAGGTTTGATTGTATATGCCTTTACTAGACACTAATTAGCTCGGGATAGTATTCTGGGTATAATTTCTCCACTACGTATAACTTCTACTAGACAACCTATTTCTAAATTAAGGTCGGTTATATACTTCATATTGTGCAGAGTTGCCCTACTAACTGTAGCGCCATCTATCTCTATAGGTTCAAGAATAGCTACAGGAGCCACAACCCCTGACTTGCCAACATTCCATACAACATTAACTAATTTAGTTATAACTCCTTCATTACGCTGCTTGAGCGCATATGCACCTCGGGGGTGCTTAGAGGTATATCCTAAGGCATCAAAGTCCTTATAGTCATCTATACGAAAAACAAGTCCATCATCGGGATATGCAGTCCAGTCATTAGACAGAACTGTATCAAATCCAAATGATTCTAAATAAGACATATCGATACTCCAGCACTCATTCCATGAATCTTGTACTCCATATGCTATGAAGCGCAAATCTCTGCTGTTAAATTCTTCTACATCTTTAAGGTTGAGAGCACCCGCAGCATAGTTCCGAGCGTTCTTGATAGTTTTGGGAGCAACTACTTCGCCAGTAATCTGAATTAGATGACCTTTAAACTCGCCTAATGAATTAGGTACTAAAGATTTAACATTGTCTGTAATATCCAGACCACGCTTTCCATCTCCACGAGTAAGGGCTTTGTGTAGCTGTCCCTCAACATAAAGCAATGATACAGCAGCTCCATCTAACTTAGGAGAAACAACTATCTCTCCCTTGTACTTACCGAAAGGCTGCTTATCAAGCTCATTGGAAAATATCTTCTGTAATGAATACATCTGAAATGCATGAGGAACTCTATTGTCTCTACTAGAGAAACCGACTTCATCATACTGAGCATATGTAGCTAGCTTATCAAACTGTTCATCTGACATCGTAGGTTTACCATTATAGTAATCTTCGGACGCTTGCTGTAGTATTGCTTTTATATTTTCCATTTATATATTATATCAAAAATCACAGGCAAAGTCAAGAACTAAATTTACGAAAGGTAAATTTCATCTAAAATATCTTTGAAGTGTGTCTCTAAGATACTTTTACTTTCTGCCAATGATAATATTTCCACTAGTCCCTCAAACAAATTCTTTGAATTATTAAAGTCTAGTTTCATTGCTACTCCGTCCTTTGATGGTTTGAAGTCCCCATCAAAGTCGAGGTAATACTTTCTTAAATGTAGATACTCTACATCATAAAAAGTATTTATAGTTAATTTGACTTGTTCCGTCCCCTCCTCATTTTCAGAGATAACTTTTTCATACATCTCAGGGGCTTCATGCAACTTCATCGTTTGTTCCTTAGTATAGAACTCAAAGGTTGTATACTGGTCACATTCTTAGGTTGTAATAGGCGATAACTATCAGTATCCCAACAAAACAGTAATACTGAATCGGTGGTTTCCTTAGCACGATTTTTCTTGCTTTGGATATACTTGTTATCGAAGTCTAGGGTACAAACATTATACTTAAGTTTTCTACTGTTTGTAGACCTATAGGTTATGATTGCGTCTCCACAATCAGATACAGTTCTTATGAACTCATCTTTTCTCACTATAATACTCCATTACTATTAAGAAAACTCTTTCTCTTTAGTAATGGGTAGTATTAATTAGCCATTGTTGATGTTGTTAAGTACACCTGTAAAGTAAACAGAAGCTTTACCAGTCAATTTGTCGATAATATCTGCATCGACTTCTTGACCTGCGTCAGTTAAAGCACTTGTTAGTGCAGCAGCTGCGTCAGCTTTTGATACTCTACCACCACCAGTTGAACCGCTTGATTTAGCAGCTCCAGTAGCAGGTGACTTTTTGACATAAACTCCAGCTTTAGTAAGTATCATTCTGACACCATTAGGGCTTTCGCCTAAGTGTTCAGCGATATCTTTCACAATTTCCATGCTAGTTTCAGGGGTAGGTTCCGCCTCATTATACATTTCTACTGCTTCTTGCTTTGATTCGTCTGTCCAAGCCATTCTTCTTCTCCGTTTGTTTCTGAGAGATTCGGGCATACCTGGGCACCACCCTGTCGCATCTCTCATTTGGTTATAATATCTATCACTCATTAATATATATTATACAGAAAAATGAGTGCGATGTCAAGAACTATTTTTTATTAAGTATAACTTAAGCTTTCAATATAGTTCATTTTCTCTTGAGCGTTTGCAGCTATTTCAATCTGCTCGTCTATTGCTCCAACGATGTCGGCATGTTCTCCTATTCCTACAGGATTATTTAGATAGACTCTGATGTTAACTTCAGCAGCAGCTATCTCTCCCTTGTACTTTAAAATTAATGCGTTCCTCAATCTATCATTCATGTTTTGCTCCTGCAAAGTTCTCTTATATATGCTCTGCACCACCTTCTTCTTGCATCTTCACTGAAAGCTAATTGCCAACAGAGAGGAGTGATTACTAAAAGCATTACTACATATATAACCATGTGAGTATATTTATACCTCACTATTAATTCGCCTCCTGGTGTAAGTTTTGCCATATAACTAATGATTGGGTGAGTTCTATACACACTCATTAGCCATGTGGAAATCCATACAGCAGAGACCACTGTCCATAATTCCATTTTTGCACTCCTTATGCTCTTTAGATATTTATATCGTACTTGTTTAAGTGTCTTAAACTACCTAAGTCATAAGCTGCGAAATGGGCATGGTAACCGCCCTCTTTTATATGTCCAAAGTATGGACTATCAAAATTTGTTAATTCTATTACATAGACATGATATATCCAACTATCATATCTTTTATCAAACTTCCCTTTTATTATTCTAGCAGGAAGATCGTGTCTAGCGCACCATACTTTTTCACCTGGCTCAAAAGTTTCTGATACACACTCGTCTGGCAAATATCCTATTTTAGCACCGCTACTGCGTTCAGTACTAGGTCTTTTTTGTGGAACTCCTACTCTATCTAATAGATTTCTTACGAATGTAGTAGAACGATATAAAGCTTGCGCTATGCTAGACACGGGTTGCTCGTCTAAATACATCTCTATTGATTGTTTAATTTCGTAGTCTGTTGCCTTTCTACCTCTGTTTTGTGCTTTTCTTTTTGCTCTAAATTGTAGAGTGTCTTCAAAATCTTTCATAATACTATTCAGTCGAGTAGTATTGTAAGTTATGTTAAGCATGGAACATGCTTCTTTTTTTGTTATTGGTTGGTCTGCGTTAAGATGGTCTAATACTCTTTGTAAATTAGCATCATCTAATTTTTCGTGTCCTTTCTTTCTAATTGTTCTCATCGCTTCCTAATAGTATAATTGAATAGTGAATAATTTTTAACAGGTCTAGTTCATTTCTACCTGCTTTCTTTCCATAACGCTTTGCATACTTTATAATATTTCCTATGCAAAATCCCTCGCCGTGTCCTGAGTCTATAATGAACTCGGTTGCTTGTATTTTATCTGTACTATAGTGCTGGTCATAAGTATTGTCTATATAGACTTGCAACTTGGTTAATATTTTATCCTCGTTAAACTTATATTTAGTATCTATACTATTATACTTAGTTTTCTTACTAAAAAAGGCCATTTATACACTTTCCCAAAACTCATCAGCAAGTTGGTCTAGCATTTCACTAGGATATATGGACTCTCCTTTAACTTCATACTCAGCATGCCAGTCAAAATCTTCAACTGTGGTATCAATACTAGGGTACATCTCATTAAATAACTCTATTAGTTCCTCTCCATCAGTTTCATTGCACTCTCCTTCAATAGATTCCCAATCGTCCCATTTTTGTGTATCAAAATATTGTTTACCCATAAAGTTTCTAAACTCATCTTCATAAGTCATAGTAGCACTTATATTATCATCATACTTATTAGCAAAGTATTGTAATATAACTAAGACTAATTCTACTGGTTGTCTCCATGCTGAATATCCACTAATATAGCTGTCTTGCATTTCTTCAATGTTGCACCATTTAGCCCCTACATTTGTACAATACCAATCATATGAATTATTTAAATACCCATCATTGTCAAATGACTTATCTACATTATCCATAAAAGGTTGATTTTCTATTTCAGCATAATCTTCGTAATCATAAGGGTTGCCATCATAGTCATTTCTAGTACCTTTTATTGTTTTAATTGATGAATTAAATTCTTCATCAGTTAATCCTTCTATACTTATATTAAAATATACATGATTTGCCATTATATGTCTCCTTTTGCTCTTACTTCTGAACGAACTACCTCGAAACCATTTGGGTATCTTTGCTCTAGCTTTTTAATGTTTTCTTCCATTACTTCATGTGGTGTGAACCCTAAAGCTGTGCAGCCTTGTACCCAATACCAAAGAACATCTCCTAGTTCTCTTTTCATGTGGAATATTTCATCTTCTGTAAACTGTGTATCTGCTTGAAAGATTTTTTTCTTTACTACTTCAGCAAACTCTCCACTTTCAGCCATCATTCCGATAACTGAAGTTAATAATCTTGCTACTTGCATTTCTTCTGTTCTGTGTGTACCTTGTACGCTAGTTGTTCCTTGTAGCAGTTCCATTCTAGCTGTCATTTTGTCTGTGTTTTTACTTGTCTGTGAGGTTGTTATATCTACGAACCTTGCGTAGTCGTTAAATTTTTGTTGGTCTGTCATGTCTGTCCTTAATGTGTCTGTTTGTTCTTTTTATACCACTTGGCTAACCAAGTGTCTATCTGTAGCTCAGTCCAATTACTTGGAAAGTATACTGATAAGTAAGGTCTATCTCGTAATACGACTCTCATAGTCGGCATAGTCCTCGTTCCACCAATGTGGTTTGTCTCTAAATTTCCAGCTTGCAAAGGTAGCTTTATCTAAGTGGTAATAGTCGCGGTAAGATTGAATAGGATTACTATAGTCCTTTAGCTCTTCTGGCATAGCTAAACCAAATTCTGTAAAGCCTACTCTTTGCATATTTACTGGTTCTGGTAATTTATTTACTACTTCGTGTATGGACTTATGTTCTTTGCCATATCTGTATCTATATTCATCGTTCAAAGCATTGCCATAGCAGTGTGTCCATTCGTGATTATCTAATGATGAACGAGCCCAAATAGTACATGGGTGGTTATACATCATAGGTAGATAAGGTGTGATTGGTCTTTCTGCTGGGGGTAGATGTTTTATCTTTGCTTTTTCTTCGTTAAGCACATCTCGTTCTTCTTTGTTGAGTGCACGAGGTATAAAGCCTAAGAACTTGTCAATCCATATGCTTGTGCATAGTATTTGAGCAACTTCTAGTGGCATCTTGACAATGTGTTTGTCAACATGAGCTTCTGCGCATTTGTCTAAATCTTCGTCTAAGTAAAATAAATTCATACAACTATTATACTAAATTTTGAGAGCGGTGTCAAGTATTATTTTTTGCTTCTTCTATAAAGTTGGGTTGCGTTAAAAAGATTCCGAGAGTAAATCTATATTGTGGAGCTATATGCGATGTTGGTCTTATACTATGAGGCGTAGTGCCGTCAAAAAGTATTGAGCGATTTTGCTTGTATAAAACACTTTTTGTAGCTTCTTCCATTGCGTCATCATAAAATATAGTTTCTCCATAATATTCATTTTTCCAATCTGGGTTTATATCATACACAAGAACTGTGCTACCCCCATGAGTATGAGGGAATTGAATTGAAGAAGGGAAAGAAAGATTAATGGTAGCACTATCAAATTTTAACCCGTCTAATTCTTTCATTAGCTCGGTATTGATTATGTTTTCCATAAAACCTAAATCTCTCCACTCCTGAGGTGTCATAGTATGATGAAGGCATGGGTACTGACGAGTCTCAAAAGTTGAAACATCGCCCCACCCTATTTGATAGTCAGTAGAAGCACAGAACATATATAACTGCTCTCTAGTATTCTCCATTACTGTATTATCAAAAACCTTTATCATTTACTTACTATTAATTTTGTCTTTTGCTGTTCCTGCGTAGAGTCCAAACCAAGCTGCGCCTGCTCCTACTACTACCGAAATCAATCCTGACTGTTCAAATGTTGGTGCGTCAAGTTCCATAAACCATATTGTACATTTGTAAAGTAGTATAATATATACACTTAAAAATGCTCTAGGGAATATTCTCCACGCGTCAATCATATTGGAAAGCCATATCCATTTTTGCCATGGGTTGTCTGGTTCTCTTTCGTTCTCCATCTCCATAATCTTGGCTTTTAATTCACCAATTTCTGAAACCATCGCCATGAATTTATTAAGGTCAATCTCGACCTCATTGCGACTCATGTCCCCGCTAAATTTTTCTTGATTTGACATTCTATGTCCTTAATTCTTGATTCTAAGTCTAAGACTTCTTCTTCAAGCTGTGCCCAAACACTAGGGCTTTTTGTTGTTGCTTGATTTTCTTTTAATGCTTTAAGTCCCTTCTTATAGTTATTAAGCCTTATTAGCATCTCGCAACCATTTATACTCATCACTTTCCATATCAATAGGAGCCACTGATGTAGTATGAATATTTTTTGTATTAAGTTTAAACTGTCCCTCATTAACTGCATCTAAAATCCAATCAGCTGGGTCATCTTTTTCTTTGTCTTGTGTAAAGATTATCTCTACTTTATATCCTACTAAGTTTGACATTTCTTTTTTCCTTTGTTTCCTTTCGTTACTAGCGTGCATAGCTTTAACCCAGCCATCGCTGTTTTCTTGCCATCTTTTGTCATTTACCACAATACTCACAAGTTCCTTTCAGACCTAGTAATCTTCTTTCTGTGTCCTCTTTTTGCTTTTCTGTAATCAATTCATTGATTCGTCTATAAGCAGCACTTAATTGTTTTTGCATACCTGCAATCTCGTTTTTTAACATATGAATTTCGTCTATCATATTTGTTTAATACCTAACACAAAGTTTTCTGCACAGTCTTCTGACCAGCTTTCACTTTTTGTAGGATAATACTCTAAAAATCCTGGCTTATCACCATTTTTCATATATACTCCCCAAGAGTCATTAATTCTGTGTCTGACTACATGAGCTACTTTATCACCTTCAGTGTAAGTAGAGTACACTCTATATTCATTAGTGTCTTGCATTGTTTTGTTCCTTATATAATGTGAAGGCTTCAGCCACATACTCATCTATAGTCATGTCTCTTTTATTTGCATCTGCGCACATAGCTTCCCACATTTCTTGTGAGATAGAATATTCTTTGCCTTCGAATTTAATTACCACTGCTAAAGAGGTCAGCTTCTGCTTGCCTTCTGCGTGTTAATCCTTCTAATACTTTGCCTCCAGCTTTGTTCCACCTCATTATTTGAGCTGGTACATTTACCATGTCATTGGCATTTATTACTTTTAGCATTGTTGATGCTTGAAAGTTAGATGAGCCTAAATTATAAACCCAAGATACTAACGCATCAAATTGATTTTGTGATAGAGGTACTGTGACTAATGTATTTACATAATTTTCATACTCTACCAACTCTTCCATTAGCATATCATTAGCTGTATCTTCTGATATTACCATTCCTTCTTGCACACTTTTAGTATGCCCATAGCCTATAGTCCATACGCCTGCAGCGCATTTATAAGCATTTAATTCTAAGCCTTCAAATGTTTTTATTAATTCTAAGCCTTGTATTCCTAATTTCATATTTGTCCTATATGTAGAAGCTTTCGCCACAGCCGCAGCGTCCACTCTCTTGATTATTTGTGATAACAAACTCCTCATTAAGTCCATTAACCACCCAATCCAATTTTGCATCTGTTAGATACTCCTTACTGTATATATCAATTACTAATATATCTTGATATATCACATCAGTTAAGTCAGGACTCTCGGCATAACTTAACTCATATGTATATCCTCCACAGCCGCCACCTGTGACTTTAAGGCGAGCGCCCCAAGCAGAACTTGAGGCGACTCTCTGTTTTAACATTGTTAAGGCTTTACCTGTTATTTTCATAGTAATGGTAGCATCGCTAGATACATTGTTCCAAAACATACAGTAAACATAATAATTACCTCACATAATGCCCCATCAGGGCAATAGTTATCTTTAACTTTCCGAATCGCTTGCAAAAGTGCATAACGATTAAGAAATCGTTTTGCATATTGCATTAGTTTCTCCTAGCCTATTTTAATCGTCTTAGGCTTCTCTTCGTCAGGTGTGTTGACCTGAAGGTTAATAACTAACATACCATTTTTGAATCCCGCGTCGGCTATCTCTACCCAATCGCCCAAAGTGAAAATTCTGCTAAAGGTTTTACCACTAAGTCCTTTATGGACATAGCTTTCCTCTCCAGAATCAAGACCTTGCTTTTCTGTTCCTTCTATAGTAAGTTTATTCTTGTGTTGCTTGATGTCGATATCATCTTTTGACCAACCTGGCAGAGCCATTTCAATACGGTAGCCCGTATCTCCAACTGCTACTAAGTTGTATCTTGGATAGTTAGTAAGAGGTGAACTTTCATTTCTCCTAGTTAATTCCTTATTCAAGCGATCGAACCCGACAAATAATTTGTCGAAGTCGTTAAAGTTTAATGCTGATAATCCAGTCATTGGTTTTCTCCTATTTGCGTCCTTTCGGCACGCGCTGTGAGACCCTTGCGGCATCTCGGTTATTATAATACTATGTCTAACAAAACCCGACCACTGGTGGAAAGCGGTGCTCCTGCCTCTAAACCCTCGGAATGATTAATTCCTACTCGTGCCAGACATATGAGGGGTTTTGATTCGGGAGTCCCCACAACTCCGCATAAATTAACATAAATTATTTAAAATTTATACTACTATTATAACAAAATTTACCACCCTTGTCAAGAATTAAATTTCAGTCCTCGTCAAAATCTATCTGCCCATCGGCTTTTAGATAATCTAGTGTATGACTAATTCCGTTTCTTTTACCTAATTGGTAAAAGATATGTCCACTAGCTGCTGCTGTAAATAGTAAAAATGTTATTTGCCAATCCATTTGACATCTCCTCTTGGTATCACTTGATACGCACCTTTGTTGAAGGCAGGGGCAACAGTATATTTCTTACTAATCTCGAGTCTTTCCTCTTTTGTTAAGGTAGTTTTAGTACTCGTAGATTTACTACTGGTGGAGCTGGAGGGAATCGAACCCACGACCTCATGCTTGCAAAGCACGCGCTCTCCCGACTGAGCTACAGCCCCTTTAAAATTTTTGGTTTCCTGAGCTACGAAGTCAGGTCTCTTTGCTTTCTTCCATGCGTTTGTTTTTCTTTTGCGTCCGCTTGGTGAATAACGCATACTACAATTTATAATCATAAAAATTCCTTATATTATTTTAATATAGATATATTATACACTTTTTCAGTAGCCAAGTCAAGAAAAATATAAAGGGTTGCTGAAAATAACTCTTGACTTTGGAACTTAATTTTGGTATAATATCCATATGATAAAAACTAATAGATGGACTGATAAGCAAGTCAAAGAACTAAAGAAGTTCTACGGCCATGTGCCTGTAGATACTCTCGCTAGCATGTTAAATAAAACACCTTCAGCTGTTACGAGCAAAGTACACTATCTTCGGAAAAGAGGGTGGACTTTTGACAGCAAGAAAATAGACTCAAAAGAGTTTGCTCGTCAATGTAAAGTATTTTATGGCGACAACATGGCATGAAAAGACAGCAGAAACCACAAAATTATAGCTTTGACAGATTGCTAAGGCAATT